GTTCTTGAGAAAATCAAGAGCGGTGTTTCTCGTGCAGCAAAAGCAATTCCCAATGCACAGAAGCGACACAGTAAGGGACAAGCTCGAAAGGAAATCAAAGACATTGAGCGTGCCTTTGGTTCCGTTGAGAAGTATGTCGAGTTCAACCCAGACTTTCGTGGACGAGCAGACTCTCTACGCAAGAGGGCTAAATAAATAACATCATGGCAGATATACGCACAGGCACAAAGGCAAAGCAAAAAAAGGTGACTGTTTCAAAGTCACCAAGCAAGAAGCCTACAAAGAAACGTGAGGCTGCTGTTGAGCGTGCAGAGGATGCTGCAGAGGGTATGGCAGATGCTCTTGATGAGGATGATAGAAAAGACCTAGTGGATAGGGATTTTTCAGCTCTTATTGAACAAATCAAATCAGAGCAGACACAGGCTTGGTGGTACATCAAACCTAAGTGGGATGAGTGGGCACTACGCTTGAAGCTCTACAACAACCAGAAGCTTGACAAAGAAGCAGTCGGGGACAATACCCTATTTACTATATTTCAAACAGTGTTGGCTGCTCTATACAGCGACACATTGACTGCTGCCTTTGGTGCACGTGAGAGTGGAGATGAGGAGACAGCTGAAAACCTAGACCTCACTGCAGAATACGACCACGCAGAGATGGAGAAAGATGTACTTGATTATGAGTGGGACTGGGAGAGTATGTTTTTTGGACGTTCACTCATGGCTCTTATGGAGTTTGATCGTGATGCAATGGTGCCAGTGCCAGAGATATGGAACGTGATGACAGTATTACGTGACCCTTTTGCAAAGAGTGTAAACGGTGACAAGAAAGGACGAGGACGTGCCAAGTTCCTAGGGCGTGAGGTTCGCATGACTACCAATGAGATGGATGACATGGATGTGTACTTTAACTATAAAGACCTCAAGGAGACAGGCACCTCAACACAGTCACTCGTAGATGAAAACATGCGTATCACAGCTGATGCCGCAGGTCTTTCTGATATGACCAAGTTCCAAAACCTCAAAGGAGAGAACGCCTCACATCGATTGCTTGAGTGGTTCACCATTCACAATGGTAAGCGAGTCTTTGTGACACTAGCAGACAATATGAGCACAGTGGTGCGATACCACGTACTCGACACAATGGACATTCCAATCATTGACCGTGTTATTTACCCAATACCTAACTCATGGGATGGCGTATCAGTACCAGACCTCGTAGAGGACAAGCAGCGTGCTCGAGCAGTGGCAACAAACCTATCACTCAAGGGAGTGAAAGCATCACTGCATCCAATGTATCTCTTTGATGAGACACGTATCAAAAACCGTAATGACCTCAACTTTGGCTTTAACAAGTTTGTGGGCGTACAAGGAAACCCCACAGGAGCCGTTCAGGTGATGCCTAAGGACTCTATCAAGCAAGATGTAGCATTTATCCTAGATACACTCGCAAGCGGTGCAGAGAGGAGCACAGCCTCTCCAGCACCAAGGCAAGGTGGTACACCAGACGAGGGAGCTACAGCCACTCGTGATGCTCTTATTGACCAAGGTTCCGATACTCGATACTCACTATCTGCAAAAGTCTTTGGATGGAGTGAAAAACGATTTTGGAAACAATGGTATCGACTCTATAAAGACCACTTTGAGGATGGTATTGATGAGAAAACAGTACGTATCACAGGTGCTCTTGGTGCTAAGTGGCGACCATTCACACGTGAGAACCTCATCGCTAACACTGACCCAGATGTAAAGATTGAGTCACGTATCTTGAGTGAGGCAAAACGAGTCAATGACTTGCGACAGTTCCAAGGATATGTGCAGTTCCTAGCAGCTGACCCAAATGCAAACCTACGCTTTGCTCTACGTCACATGGGCAAGCTCAATGGTCTCAAGAAAGACATCATTGACCGCCTATTGCCACCTACAATCGAGGAGATGCGTGCAGAGGATGAAAACGTAGCAATGCGTGAGAACCCAGAGGAGGTAGTAGAGGTACTACCAACTGATGATCACCAAGCTCACCTTGAAATCCACAACAAGATGGAGGACACACCATCAAAGTATGCTCACATCAATGCTCATAAGAGGGCAATGATGTTGAGACAAGCACGACCCGACATGTTCCCTCAAGACCCTACACAGACAGAAAACAGTGGTGTAAAGGATGAGAATATAGCACCAGCAAATGCAACTACTACTCGACAAGCACCAGCTGCAAGGCAGTTGCCTAATGTAGTCAATCAATAATATGAGCAACAAACTACACAAATGCGAGCGATGCGACTTCAAAGCCAAAACACTTGGTGGACTCAAGAGCCATGGTAGGGCTAAACATGGCGACAGTTCAAAGCACACAAAGTTCGATCTCAATATCAGCAACCCTACGCAAGCAAATGAGCTTGTAGGGCATCTATCTGTGATGATAGCTACAAGTGGCTGGCTCATGTTGAAACAAATCATGAACGGCAACATTGCAGTATTGGAGGAAATCATCCTCGATGGCAAGGACTTGACCACTAGGGTCAAGCTCACAGAGGATGAACTTGAGGGAGCACGAAAGACTCGGGCAATCATGAAAGAGATGGTTGAGAAGCCAGAGCAGCTCATTGAGCAATTCAAACAACAGGCAGGCAACGAGATGCCCACGTATGACCCTTATGCGGTTGACGTGCGGCAGTTCGATGCTGACAGCCGTGTTGGGCAGCCGAGGGCACGTACATTGACAACTGAATAGCGTAATCATTAAGCCAAGAGATTGGCTCAATGAGTGAGGATAGTGTTTGTGGGATTGGCGATATTCCCTAGCTCTGCATTAACCTCACTCATTGAGCCCGTGTCGGGCTCACCTCAAAGTTAGTCACTTTGAGAGCATATCCACTACAGCTTGTTTTCACCCCATGTTCAAGTTGTGAGTGCGACTAACAAAAACACATTATGGGAGATACAAACCATGACCACGATGATGCCGATGATGCAGTTGACACTGTAGACACCGACACTGATGTGGATGAGACAGAGGACGAGGCAGATACCTCTAGCGAAAGCGAAAACACCGATGCCAACGATGATGATGATGACTCATCAGAGGACGGTCAAGATGACGACAGCGAGGGCGACTCCGACAAGAGTACCGACACAGCTGACGACAAGGAAACCGAGGATGAGGACGATGGCGAGGAGCCAGAACTCCGAAAACCTAAAGCAGGTGCGAGCAATGCCGAATGGGCTGCATGGCGTGCTCAAGAAAAAGCAAAAGCAGCTGACAAGTCTGGGGATGCCAAAGACTCTGACGACAAGGACACTACCGATGAGGATGACGATAGTGACCTATCAGATGAGGATGCCAAAGCTATTGATAAGAGAATTGCGAAAGCATTATCACCTTTTCAAAAGAAAGAGGCAGAGCAGGAAGTCGAGGCATCAATCGCCACGTTCCTACAGGACAACCCCGACTTTTCATCGTTCGCTTCTAAAGTTAGACGTTTCGCCAATCATCCATCTCGATCAAGCGTACCCATCAAATCAATCTTTTATGAGGTTGCAGGGGACAAACTACTCAAGATGGGAGCACAGCGGTCAAAAGCTGCTGATGTGAAAGCGAAAAAGGGCAGGACAGGTGGTGGCAATGCCACAACCGATGGCAAGGGTTCAAAAGACTATGCCAACATGTCTTTGGATGACTTTGGAAAAGAGCTGGAGGACATCAAAATCCACGGCAAAAGAGCGTAACAAACACTATCCTCAAACCATTAACAGTTATTACTAACCATTAAAAACATGGCTAATACAGATAGAACGGTCATTTCAAGGGAGAATACAGAGTTTTACTCTCGTACTCTTTTGTTCCGAGCTGTCTCATACTTTGTTCACACAAAGTACGGACAGGTTAAGGACATCCCTCGAAACGGTGGGACTAATACAATTAAGTTCCGCCGATACGGTAACCTCTCTGCTGCGACCACAGCTTTAAGTGAGGGCGTTACACCAACTGGTAGCTCACTGTCTGTTACAGACATCACAGCTGCCGTAGCACAGTACGGTGATTACATCACTGTGACTGATGTTGTTGATTACGAAAGTAAAGATCCAGTGCTTGTTGAAGCAGCTGAAATCTTGGGAGACCAGATGGGCGACACAATCGACCAGCTGACTCGAGATGTTCTTGCTGCAGGTTCTGTAGTTACGTACATTGGTGACACCTCACGAGCAGGTATCACTACAACTGACCTCATTACTGCAACACAAGTGCGTATGGCTGTCCGAACGTTGAAAAACGCAAAGGCAAGACGTATCACACGGATGATTAACAGCTCAACAGGTGTGGCTACAGAGCCAGTAAGTGCAGCTTACGTTGGATTTGTACACCCAGACTCAACCTACGACCTACAAGATGAGACAGGTTGGGTACCAGTTGAGAAATACTCATCAACCATGAAAATCATGGAAAATGAGGTAGGTAAACTAAACGATGTACGCTTCATCGAAAGCACAAACTGTAAAGTATTCAGTGGTGCTGGTGCAGGGTCTATCGATGTTTACGCAACTCTCATCCTAGGTATGGATGCTTACGGCATCACACGCATTTCTGGTGAAGCTGTCAAAAATATCGTTAAGCCTCTTGGCTCTGGCGGTACTGCTGACCCTCTTGACCAGCGTGCAACCTCTGGCTGGAAAGTTACTTTCGTAGCAAAAATCTTGAACGATGCGTTCATGGTTCGCCTTGAACACGCAGTATCAAGCTAGTCTACGGATGGTGAATAGAGCCTAACGGCTCCGCCAATCCCATTAAAAGCTAAGAATAAACACCATGAGTAACATTGAAATTGAAACCATGAAGTATAACGACCTCAAAGCTCTTGCAAAGGAGCGTGGGCTCGATGCTACTGGTACCAAGGAAGTGTTGCAGACTCGACTCAAAGAAGCTGCTGGGCAACCAGCAACTCCTGCAGATGAGTCTGATACACCTCCTGCTGATACCACTGCACCAGTTGCAGCGGCACCAGCAACTCCTGCGGATGAACCTGCTCCAACGCAGACAAGTCCTGTACAGGAGAGAGCACTTGAACAGACTGCCACAAAGGCACTCCGAAAAGGTGCTCAAGAGATGAAAGACGCACTTGATAAGCAAAAGAAAGTAAGCATCATGATACCGTTTGAAGCTGGCGAAAGCCCAGAAAGCGGTAAGTTGATACCTTTTCACGTCAACCTTAACGGTTACGCAAAAGACTATCCTCGTGGGCAGTACATCGATGTGCCTATGCAAATTGCGGAAATCATCAAGGAACGACTCGAGAGTGAGGGTAAAATCGGGGCTCAATGGAGACTTGATCGAGACCCTAAGAAAATGGAGGCTCTCTCATAGAGAGAAAATCTATTGCCTCTCTGGTGGGGTTCCACTCATTAAAAGCCTTTAATCTAAAAACGTATGAGTACACCAGCAATGACAAACAGCACAGGTGAAAACCATGCAGAACTCATCGCAATGCTAACCGCTTTGCGTGGGCTCGATGGTTCAGAAGTCTATGATGCTGGGTCAATAGCTGATGGAGACGAGGAAGTTGGAGAAATCACTGTAACAGGTGCCGTTCTCGGAGACTTTGTACTCGCTTCATTCAGCCTTGACGTTGCAGACCTTGCTATTACAGCAGCGGTTACTGCAACAAATACAGTTACATATCAGTTGTTAAACAACACTGGAGGTGCTGTAGACCTCGCATCGGGAACGGTACGAGTAAGAGTATTGCCACAGCCAGCGGCATAGGCTCTAAGGGTTTTCCAAACCCTGCTCTGCTCATCACCTCGGTGGTGGGTAGCGACAGGGAGAGGAGCACCACCATTACCAACTTAATGATCACAAAGTATCTATGAAAGGAACAACATTTGCAGCCTACATACGGAAGCAAACCAAAACGAACAGCACAACGCTGCCCGATGCGGATATTGTTACCTACGCAAACGTAGTGAAAGATGACGTTGCAGCAGATATTGTTGCAAACGTTGACGAGCACTACTTTGACATGGAGCTGACACGTGACTTGGAGGTGGATATACGCAATTACACCTTTGCTAACGACATACTCAAACACATGAGCCATGCCGAGGCACAGCTAGATGGTTCAAGCTGGTCACCTCTTTTGGAGGCTGACAATTCACAGTTTGACAACACTGCGATACTGCAAAATGCAAGTATCAAAACGCTGTACACAGGGAAAACGCCCAACTTCCTCATCAGAGGACGTGAGCTAGTCATCCTAAGTGGTGACGACATAATTGCGGTTACCGATGGGCTCAAGATGATTGCCGAAATCTACCCAGAGGACATCACAACTGCGATGCTTGCATCAGCAGATGACCTCTCTATTCCATCATCAGATACTACACACTCGTTGCCACGGCAAGTGCACAAGCACTGGGCAACGAAAGTCATCATTGAGTACAAAGAGTCACGAGACAAGCCAATATCGCTCACTAAAAAGGAGCAACGTGTCGACCTAGACCTGCTTGAAACATTCAAGAAGTTGACACCTCGAAACATAAACAGGTCTTTTGCTGCATCTGTCCCACAGGACGATGGGCAAGATTACTAATCGTTAAACATCTCACAACATGACTGATATACAAAAACAAGTTGATGAGTTCGTAGCACTTCCAAAGGCGGAGAGACGAGAGAAGTATCACTCACTCCCAAAAGACATCAAAGTGCGTGCTCGTAGAGTCATTGAGGCTCGCAGGGGTATCGCAATGCGACTTGATGGAGGTGTAATGGTTCTTACCAAAGACGAATACATCAATCAAATCCTACGCATGACTGACAAGGCAGCACAGTTGCCAAAGCGTGTGGAGGTTCTCAAAAACAGGATAGTCGAGTCCAAGAGACAATTACAAGAAAACTACGGTGATGAAGCCCTATCAGAAGCTGAAAATGCTCTTGAGGAGGCTGCAGAGGCTGTAGCTAACGCAAAATAACCATGGCTGACGTAATCTACAATGCGTTCAAGAAAAACATCATGAACGGTGGGCTAGACCTTGATACTGATGACATCAAAGTTGCTCTTGTGACGAGTTCTTATACTCCGAACCAAGACACCCATGAGGACTTTGCCGATGTGACCAATGAGGTTACTGGTACTGGGTACACAGCTGATGGTGCCTCTCTCGCAAATGATGCTGTTACTCAAGACAACACCGACAATGAGGGAGTATACGATGCTGATGACGTTACTTGGAGTTCATCTACAATTACTGCTCGAGGTGCTGTGGTCTATTACGACACAGAAACGGCAGCAACATCTCTACTCATCTGCTACATCGACTTTGGTTCAGATCAAAGCTCTAGTGCAGGAGACTTCACAATCTCTTGGAACGCAGAGGGTATTGTCAACCTTGCTTAACCGCTTGTGTTCTCACTCTGCCGTCAACCGATAGGATGACAGCAGGGATGAGGGCGAAAGCTCTTATATA